TGCCACAAACGGGTATGTAACCTTTCAGTCACACCGCTCTCTTTGTCGCATGCGCCTGCGCTGCATGTCTGCATGCTGTTGTCAGGGATGGTTGCCTCAATGCCATTTGCACAGTTTGAAGCATTCTTGTCATTTGGTACGGCGCCGCTGTCTGCGGCATTTTTCGAGTGCAAGGCGCTTTCTCCAGCAGTGCGGCGTTCCGTGGCGTCAGCACTGTCATTGTCTTGACCTGTGCTGCTAACAAGCTGGTGCACTTGCTCAATGAATGCAGTGTCGTTTTGGCGCGACCGAATGATGTTTATCAGCGTTGTCTCCCAAGGATTTAGGGTGAACACCGTGCCGGACTCTGAAGCCTGCGAAGATGCGGCGTTAGGCGATGGTCTCACCGCAACCAGTAGAAGTGCGCCGTCGTGAAACCGTTGGTTGACGTCTGTATCCAGGCTGCCATCAGTTCGCAGCTTGATTGTTGCGCACTTTATGTCAAAGCCTGCGTGTCTGCTAGGGTTTCTCACCGTAGTGCTTACGCGCACGTTCAGACCCGCGTGAACGAGAATTGGTGGCACGTCACTCATGTGCAAGCATGCGCTGGCGTTCAAGTCTATCGCCAGTGCAGTTGTGCCGTACACGACGCCAGCAGTTGGGTCACGGGGTGCACTGCTGTCGATGTAACGTAGGACGGTAGACGCGCCGGCAGCAACTTGCGATGTCGCGCTGCACTGAAGCCAATTTGGCGGACCGTGTCTACGGATCCATGCCCACAACTGCTTTACATCGTCCAAGCTGTTTATGTCGGGGCCTGGTTCGTTTGCTGCTGCTGCTTGAGGCAGCCATGGCGCGACCTTGTTCGAAAACGGAAAGTTCTCGTACGTAAACATTGCAGGCTCAGTTGCGAGCAGGTCGTACACGAGGTGCAGCAAAACAACACCGGTTGCTGTCGCAAGCGCGGTGCACTCGACAGAGATCACAGCCGCTTGTGCTAGCCCTAGCCGGCTGTGCGTTGCCAGCAACGTTGCAAATGGGCGATCGTTTGCACAGCATTCTACAATGCAAACGGCCAAGTGCGTCAGGAGCAGCATTCGAAAATCCAGCTGTCCGGCCCACGCGTGCAGGCTTGACTCAGCAAGCACTGCTAGCGTATCCTGTATGCTCAAGGGGCGCGTGGCAGTGATCATGCTGGGCATTAAGCTGTAGCACCGAGCAATGCCTTGCATCAGGACTCCATACACTTGCCGTAGCGGCAAAACGACGTTTGCAAACAGCTTGTTTGTAGTGCGAGAGGCGTGAGCTAGAGCACTCAGCAGCCTGAAAGCGGCCAAAATGCACTTTTCAATTGCTATGCATGCAAGTAAGAGGCACGTCGCAACTTTGCCGATTGCAAACTTCCTGCTCTCACCGACTGGGCCGTTAAGGTTTCGCGTCCACTCGGCGACTGGGTAAAAGTAGGTGTGCCGCGAAGCATACCCATAAAGGGCCGCCCGGTTCCCTACGGAATGC